GAGGACATGACCGAAAACCAGGGCCGCATCGTCGACCTGCAACAGAAGGGATAACCAGCCATGGCAAAGACCTCAGGCCTCGGATGGTCAGTGTGCTCTGTCGATGATTCGGCCGGCGTCGTCCGCACGATCATCAACGACGTCACGAACTTGCAGTTCGCGACCCCGCGCGCCGTCCAGGACATCACGGGTATCGACAAGAGCGCGATCGAGCGGCTCCTGCTCCTCGCGGATTTTTCGATCACGCTGAACATCGTCGCGAACTTCACGGCGAACCAGGCGCACGACGTGTTCAAGACGGTGCCGTCCACGTCGGTGGCGCGGACGACAACGCTGACGGTGGCAGGCAAGACCCTCGCAAACGAGGTCCTCTACACCGACTACCCGCTCCAGCGTGCCCAGTCCGGCGAGCTCACCGCGTCGGTGCCTGGAGTCCTCGCCGACGGCAACGTTCCGACCTGGAGCTAGGCCCAAGTCATGCTAACTGTCCGGGAGTTGACCGATAGACTATCCAAGTCATCAAGGCTTGGAGGCCTGGTCATGCCCGGAGCAACGTCCGGAAAGTTCACCGTTAAGTCCTGCGGCAACGCGCACGCCTGGTGTGCCGAATGCCGCCCCGCGCAGGCTGCCGCGCAACGGAAGCCGAAGCCCCCGAGGAAGGACCACGACAAGCCATGCAGGAACTGCGGGCGCTGCGATGTCTGCCTCGGGATGGAGGCGCCGGAGGGCATGAAGGTCTGCCGTTCGTGCCACGAGACCAAGCCGTTCAGCGCCTTTGCGCGCCGCACCGACACGGGCGGCTACCGCAACCAGTGCATGGACTGCCGCAACTCGGGTCAGGTGTCGGCGCGTTGCGCAGGCTGCGGGTCCACCTTTGCCCGTCTGGGCACGACGGAGCGGGATCTGTGCGCGCGCTGCCGACCGCCGCTAACGAAGCCTTGCGCAACGTGCGGCACGGAGTTTGTCGGCTCGATGGATCAGCGCCGTTACTGCTCTCCGGGGTGCCGTGACACGGCGCTCGACGCGAAGCGCAGGACCACCCGCCAGAAGGTCCGTTTGGAGGCTCTCCAGGCGTACGGCGGTACGACCCCGCAGTGCGTGTGCTGTGGCGAGGGCCAGCTCCTGTTCCTCGCACTGGACCACATCGACGGCGGCGGCCACGCGCAACGCAAGGAGACAGGCGGGGGCGGGTTCTACACCTGGCTACGTCGCCACAACTACCCGGCCGGGTTCCGAGTGCTTTGCCACAACTGCAACTTCGGCCGACAGATCAACGGCGGCACCTGCCCGCATCAGGAGAGATGAGCATGGGCTACAAGACCAAGGTCAAGACCTACACCATCCGGTTCGCCCCAGGCCACGAGCACCACGGGGCCGAAGCCAAGGTCCGCGGCATGTCTCTCGGCGAGTACATGGAAGCGACCGGCCTCGACGGCGGCGACGGAGACGGCAACGCCGGAAGCCTGAAGAACTTCATCAGCCACCTCGTCAGCTGGAACCTCGAAGACGAGGACACCGAGCAACCGGTCCCGCCCACCGAGAAGGGCGTCCTGTCGGTGGACCACGACCTGGTCGTGGCCATGAACAACGCGTGGATCCAGACCCTCACGGGGGTCCACGGCGCCGACCCTTTGCCCGAGAGCTCGACCTCTGGCGAACAGTCCCCGGCGCCGTCGATTCCGATGGAACCCCTGTCCGAGCCCCTCGCGAGCTGAGACGAGCCCGACTCCTGCTCGGGCTCCTCGAACGCTTCCCCGGCTACACCCTCGAAACCCTCATGCAGGAAGACACCGAACTCCTGCGTCTCGTGGCGATCGAGAAGGCCGGAACCCCCGACACACCCGACGATGGAGGTGATCCCTGATGGCCGATGACGTGACCATCACAGTCCGCGTCAACGACGCAACCGGCCCGGGGATCACCGCTGTCACACGGCGTGTCGACGGCCTCGCCCGGTCCGCGAAGGACGGCGGGGGCGCGTTCAAGGATCTGCGGGCGACGATGCTGTCGCTGGCGCCGGCTGCGGTTCCGGTGGCTGCGGCGTTGGCTCCGGTCGCGGTGCATGCGGGGGCTGCGGGGCTGGCGGTCGCTGCGTTCGGTGCTGCGGTGATTCCGCAGATCGGGAATCTGAAGGACGCGGCGGGCGCGCAGGACAAGTACACGCAGGCCGTTACGAAGTATGGGGCTCAGTCGAAGCAGGCTGCGGCGGCGCAGCAGTTCGTTGCGGACTCGTTGGCGTCGATGCCTGCGGCGACGCAGCGGGCGTCTGCCGCGTACTCGAATCTGCGGGACACGTTCCGGGAGTTCTCTGACAGCAACGCGCGCTTCACGATGGCTCCGGTCGAGAAGTCCTTCGCGGTGCTTGGGCAGATCATTCCGAAGCTCACCCCGATGGCTCGCGGCGCATCAACGCAGTTGGACCGGCTGGTGTCGGTGGCCGGGGGCGCGGTCAACACGTCGGGGTTCGATGCGCTGTCGAAGAAGGTCGGCACCTTCGCGAACTCGTCGTTGAAGCAGGCCACGGACGGTGCGATCCACTTCATGCGGGTCATGTCGGAGGGGAAGTCGTCCGGGCCGATCGCATCGTTCTTCGCCTACGCCAAAGCGCAAGGGCCGGCCGTCAAGGAACTGCTGACGAACGTGGCCAAGGCTGTCAGCAACCTGTTGCAGGGTGCGGCGCAGGCGGGCCCGGGGATGCTGTCGTTGGTCAACGCGTTCGCGAAGCTTGTCGCGGCGGTGCCTCCGTCGCTGATCGGCAACCTGATGCAGGTGTACGCCGCGTTCAAGCTGATCAAGCTGGCGGGTGCGGGGATCGGCGTGGCAGCGGAGGGCATCACCTCCCTCCGGACAGCTATCACGGGGCTGACTGCGGCGTCGGCTGCGGCGGGCGGCGGTATGGCTGGCCTGCGGGCCGCGTTCATGTCGCTGGGGACTGCGGCAAAAGCAGGCGTGATCGTCGCGGGGATCGCTGCCGTCGCGGTGGTGTTCTCGAAACTCTCGGACATGGGGAAGAAAGCACCTCCGGACGTCGACCGGATGACGACGGCGCTGGGCAACCTCGGCCGCACGGGCAAGGTCAGCGGAGAGGCGCTGCGCTCGTACGGCAAGGACTTGGGCGGTCTCGCGGACAGCCTGCGCACCTTGAGCCGTCCCAGCAACCTGGACAAGACCCAGCAGTTCTTGACCAGCCTCGTCGGCATGGACTCCACGCCAGTTGCGGACGCCAAGAAGAACTTGGACGCGGTCGACAAGTCGCTTGCGAACATGGTCAAGGGCGGCAAGGCGGACATGGCCAAGGCCGCGTTCGACGACATCGCGAAGGCCATGCAGAAGCAGGGCCTCAGCTCGAAGGAGCTGCGGTCCAAGCTCGACGACTACAAGAGCGCGCTCGCCGATCAGGCGCTGGAAGCGAAGCTGACGGCCCAGTCGCAGGGTCTGTTCGGGCAGGCGGCTCAGGACACGGCCGCGAAGCTGGACGCGCAGAAGGCCAGCGCGGACGGGCTGCGCGGCGCAATCCAAGCCCTCAACGATGTCCAGCGCCAGGGCCTCGGCGGCATGATCGGTTTCGAGTCGGCGATTGACGCGGCATCGAAGGCCGCGAAGGACAACGCGGGCGCGCTCAGCATGAATCACGGGGTCCTCGACCTCAACTCGGAGAAGGCGCGCAACGCGGCCAGCGCCTTGCAGGACCTTGCGGACAAGACTGACGGCGCGGCCACGTCCGCGCGGGAGTCCGGCTCGTCGTGGGAGACCGTCAACGGGATCTACTCCAGGGGCCGGTCCGAGCTGGTCAAATCGGCGCGGGCCATGGGCCTGACCAAAGCAGAGGCTGGCCAGCTCGCCGACCAGATCCTGCGGATCCCGGACAAGAAGTCGACGAAGCTGGAGATGCGGACCGAGGACGCGGTGAGCGGTCTCGACTCGGTGCTCTCGGCGCTGAAGAAGACCCCGAACGCGAAGAGCGTCAAGGTGTCCGCGCTGACGGACGATGCGGTGTCGATGCTGCGCGACCTGGGGCTGAAGGTGACCAGGTTGAAGGACGGTCGCTTCCAGGTCACCGCGAACGGGAAGCCTGCAAGGGACGCGATCGGCGCGGTGCAGCGGGCCCGTGACGGCCTGAAGGACAAGTCCATCACCCTTTCGGCGCGGGACCGGGCCAGCGCGGCGGCGCGTGCGATCCAAGCGGCGATCAACGCGCTCCGCAGCAAGACGGTCACCGTCACGACCGTTCGGGAAACGATCGCGAAGTACTCCACGATCGGCCGGCCCGCGCAGGGCCAGGGCGGTGTGTCAAAGTACGCGACCGGCGGCCACATCACGGGTGGCTCCGGTGTCGAGGACGATGTGCCCCTGCTCGCGATGGGCGGGGAGTTCATCGTCAACAAGAGGCAGACTGCCAAGTACCGCTCCATGCTGGAGGCGATCAACGAGGACAGGGTGCCGCACTTCGCGAAGGGAGGCGTCACCGCGGCGGAGAAGAGCGCCCGCTCTGCACTGTCTGGACAGTTCGGCATCTCCCACTTCGGCCGGATGGCTGGCTACCACACGACTCCGTTCGAGCGGTCTCTCGGGAGCCCCGCTGATCTGGGCAGTCTGACGCAGGCGTTGAACGAGGCCGCAGGGCAGATCCGGGCCGCGTTCAGCGGCCGCACCGAGCGGCGGTTGGAGAAGGAGCTCGACTCGGTCGGCAAGTCTTTGATCCGGTACGACAAGCAGCTGAACGGCGTCACCCGCAGCCTCGACAGCGCGAAGACGAAACTCGACGGGCTGAAGAACTCGGCATCGCAACTGTCCGACAGCGTCAAGAGCAACGTCCTGTCGTCGTCGAGCATCACCCAGGGCGTCTCTGGCGGGAGCACCGTCACCGTCGCTTCCCTCATGGGCGGGCTGACCCAGTCTCGGGACAAGGCCAGCGCGTTCGCGGACGCGCTGAAGGGCCTGAAGTCGAAGGGCCTCTCGAAGGACCTGCTCCAGCAGATCGCCGAGGCCGGCGTCAACAGCGGCGGCCTGGAGACCGCGGGCGCGCTGCTGGGTGCGTCGTCGTCGGAGATCTCCTCGATCAACAGCTTGCAGGGGCAGATCGCGAAGGCCGCAGGGTCCGCGGGGAAGACGACCGCGGACGCGGTGTACGGGGCGGCGATCAAGGCGCAGGAGAAGCTCGTCAGCTCGCTGACCAAGCAGCAGGACAAGCTCGAAAAGGCCATGAGCAATCTCGCGAAGGTCATGGAACGGGCCCTCGCGAAGGCGGTCAAGGGGAAAGCCTCGGGCGGGATCGTCGGCGCCGCGGCGTCGGGTGGCCTGCGGGGCGGCCTGACGTGGGTGGGCGAGCACGAGCCCGAGCTACTCGATCTCCCGGTCGGCTCCCGGGTGTGGTCGGGCCCGGACTCGCGCCGCATGGCCGGCGGAGGCGATGGAGTGGTGCGGGTGGAGCTGGAGATTCGCTCCAGCGGTTCCTCCCGCTACGACGAGTTCTTGGCCAGGGAGTTGCGCCAGTTCGTTCGTGTCCGTGGCGGCAACGTTCAGGCCGCCCTCATGGGCCGACCGGCATAAGGAGAGAGATGCATCGCTACAAGTGCTTCAACGGGCCTGCGCCGACAACGGCGGCACAGCAGAAGGTGACGACCGGCACAACGATCAAGACCATGCTGCAGATCGCCCCGCCGTCGACGCGGCAGATGCAACTCATCAGCTGGGGTTTCACCCTGGACGGAGTTCCCGGGTCCGCCGGGCAGGTCGAGCTCATTCAGACCGACGTGGCTGCTTCGACCGGTACAGCGCATGTCGCCGCGGGTGTGCAGCCGCTGGACCCGAATGCCCCGGCTTCCCTCGTCCAGCTCGGCGCAGCGCTGACGGGCTACACCTTCACCACGGAAGGCGCCACCACCGCCACCCGCACGTTCGACGCGAACCTCGTTCCGCCGACCGCCGGTGCCACGGACATCAACTACACGTACCAGTGGATGCCGGACGAGCGGCCCATCATCGCCGTATCTAAGTTTCTGCGAGTACGGGCGACGTTCGGCGCCGCGGTCAACATGACGTGCTGGATCGTTTGGGACGAGTGATCGATGCCTGGAGGTCTCGCAGCTCATGTAATGGGCTGGCAGCGGCGTATGCGCGCCGCGGCTGGTCCCCTCGGCGCGTCCGGGGCGGCCTCGACGGGCGCCCCTGTGACGGTGGAACTGCTCGTCAACGGTGTATGGGTGGACATCACCTCGTACGTCATGGTCCGCGACGACCAGGGGCAGATCACCCTCACCAAGGGCATCCGCGACGAGGGCAACCAGACCGAACAGGCCACCGCCAGCCTGCCGCTGAAAAACCCGGACGGCCGCTTCACCCCGCGCAACCCCATGGGCGTCTGGTATAGGCAGATCGGCCGCAACCAGCCGATTCGGATCAGCGTTCCGGACGGGATGGGCGGCAAGTCGTACCGCGTCTGGGGTGAGATTCCGCGGTGGCCGGCGTCGTGGGATCCGACGGGGTCGGACGTGTGGGTCGACGTGAGCGTGAACGGGCCCTTGCAGAGGTTGGCGCAGGGCCCGGCCCCGGAACGGTCGGTGATCTACAACGCGGTCACGGACCCGCTGCCGTCCAGCGTGGTCGCGTACTGGCCGTGTGAGGACCCGCCGGATTCGACGAAGATTGCGTCCGCGCTTGTCAGCGGCTCCCCGATGACGATCTCCGGAACCCCGACCCTGTCGAGCTACACAGGGTTCGGCGCATCAGATCCGCTGCCCGACCTCACGTCCAGCACGCTGTCCGGCGGGGTGGTGGCCTACGACGAGCCGACCGCGACGCAGGTCCGCTTCCTGTGTTTCATCCCGGCTGCCGGGCTGTCGGACGGCAAGACGATCTGCGCAATCGACCAGGTCGACTACTCTCCCGGCGCCAACCAGTTCTGGGAGCTGTACTACAGCGCCACCTCCAAGAGCCTGACCCTGCGCATGTGCGCGGACGACGGAGCCAACCTCGGCGTCGACCTCGTCCACACCCTCGATGTCCGCGGCCGCCAGATGTACGTCAGTGTCGAGTTCGCGGAGAACGGTGCGAGCCTCAACCGGGCGATCCGCATCACCGACGTCACCACGGGGGCGGTGTACAGCGTCTCCGATGTCGCTGCCGCGGCGGTCTCTCGAGTCACCCAGGTCCAGTTCGGGGTGGCCAGCCGTAGCGTGGTCGGCCCGTTCGGCACGGCGAACCTGCCAGGAGTCGCGATCGGGCACGTCACGGTGGAGAACGCGGTCACCGCCACGAACGTCCTCGGCGTGCGCCTCAACCCGATCGGCGAGGCTGCGGGCCGGCGGATTCAGCGACTGTGCGGCGAGGAGGGCATTCCGTTCGACTGGGTGGGCGACCTTGACGACACCGTGGACATGGGGGCGCAGGGTAAGCAGAATCCGCTGACCCTGATGCAGGAGGCCGTGCTCGCCGACGACGGCCTGCTCTTCGAGAACTTGGCGGTGCTCGGCCTCGGCTACCGGACCCGGGCCAGCCTCTACAACCAGGATCCTGCGCTGATCCTGTCGTACACGGGCTTCAACTTGGCCGAGATCCCGACCCCGGTGGAGGACGACAGGTACCTCGCCAACCGCGTCACCGTGTCGGTGAACGGGGTCACCGCGACTTACGAGGAGACAGCCGGACCGCTGTCGACGGCGCCCCCACCAACCGGGGTCGGAGTCTATGGGTCGAACGCGGAATCGGCGCTCGCCCTCAACTTGGCCACTTCGGACACGCCGACATTGCTGGACCAGGCGGCGTGGCGCGTTCACTTGGGCACCGTGGACGAGGCCAGGTACCCGCAGATCAGCGTCAACTTGGCCCACCCGAGCATTACCCCGGAGATGCGGCGGGCGATTCTCGGCCTGCGGATGGGCGACCGGGTGCAGGTCATCAACCCGCCGGCGTGGCTGGGTGGGGACACGATCGACCAACTCGTCCTCGGGTTCGAGGAGTCCATCACCCATTTCCAGCACCGGATCACGTTCACCTGTGCTCCCGCGAGCCCGTACAACATGATCGGCTACCTCGACACCACGACAGCCCGGATCGACACAGACGGCAGCCAGCTCGCCGCTGACCTCGACTCGACCACGACCAGCGTCACCGTGGCCACCACCTCGGGCCCGGGCTGGGTCCAGTCCGGGCAGCTCAATACGAACCGCTCCTTCGAAACCGACCTCAACAACTGGACCGCGTCCGGTGCCACGCTCGCCCGCGTGCCCACCCCTGGAACCCCGCCGTTCGGCGGCCAGTGGTCAATGCAGATCACCCCAGACGGCGTCGCGCAGTTCCCGAACGCGGGCTCCGAGCAGATCGCGGTGACCGCGGGCCAGCAGTACGTGCTGTCCGGGTGGCTGCTGTGCACGGTGTCCCGCAACGTTGACCTGAACATCAACTGGTTCGACGGAGCTCACGCGTACCTGTCGACCACGGCCAACGACCAGCAGGTCACGGCGAACACGTGGACGTATTTCCAGCAGACGGTGACGCCTCCCGGGGGCGCCGTATACGCGAACTTGTCGCCGACCGTGCCGAGTTTCCCGCCGTCCTCAAATGTTCTCTACGCCGACGAGATCATTTTCCGCAGCGCGGGCGACACCACCAACGACGACTTTCCCTTCGACATCCGTGTGGGCGGCGAGGTGATGCGGGCGGGCGCCATCACGCCCGCGGTGCTGGACACGTTCACCCGCACCGTGGCGAACGGCTGGGGAACATCAGACACCGGCCATGCGTGGACAGTGGTGGGCACGGCCTCCGAATTCTCGACCTCCGGCACCCAGGGCGCACACTCGGTCGCCTCGGTGAACGCCTCCCGCTACAGCGTGCTGACGCCGCCGGTGACGGCCGACGTCGATCTGCGGGTGGACGTGGCCACCAGTGCTCTTGCCGTGGGCGGCCCGCAGTACGCGCATGTGGTGGCCCGATACACGGATGCCAATAACCTGTATGCAGCCCGGGTCTCTTTCAACACCAGCCAGACGCTGCAACTCACGCTGCAAAAGCGGGTCGGCGGAACGCAGACCGATCTCGCCACGGTGTCGATCCCAGGAACCCACGCGGCCAACACGCTGTTCACCCTGCGGCTCCAAGTGCAGGGGGCGACGTTGCGGGCGAAGGCGTGGCCGGTCGGGAGTGTCGAGCTGGATTGGCAGGCGACCGTCACGGATTCCTCTCTTACGGGCGCCGGGCAGGTGGGTGTGCGGTCGACGCTAGACGGCACGAACACGAACACGCTGCCCGTCACATACTCCTACGACAATTTCCAGGTTTTGAACCCGCAGACGTTCACCGTGACCCGCTCCATAAACGGCGTCGTCAAATCACACTCCGCTGGCGAAGACGTCCGTCTCGCCTATCCGACGATCCTCGCCGAGTAAGGAGGCTGTCATGCCCGAGGCCTATCCCACCCCGCTTGCCGGGCAGCGGCTCACCGCAGCCCTGTTGCGGTCGATGCAGCCCCAGGTCGCCCGCAAGACCGCCGACACCCCGCGTGCCTCGACGACCACGGCCACACTGGACCCGCACATCCAATTCCCTGCGGTAGCGGGCGCGGTGTACGCGTGGAACGGCTGGGTGAAATTCGACGCGGACCTCACCGCGGACATCGTCCTCGGTTTCACCGCGCCGTCCGGGTCGCTCGGTGCATGGGTCGGATCCGGTGCCGGTACCACCATCATTTCCGGAACGGGTGCCGGCGGCACCCAGCAGAACTCCGGGTCGACGTGGGGTTACACCGTTCGCACCGAGTGGACCGACCTCTCAAATACGCGCACGTATGGCGGGCTTGGTGCAGGGAATGCGCTGACGGTTCTTCTTTCGGGGATGTTTCGTATCGGTTCCACGGGCGGTACGTGGGGCATGGTGTGGGCTCAGAGTGTGTCGAGTGCTACCGCTACTACTGTTTTCACGGACAGCTTTATTTCTTCTCAGCGCATTGCCTGAAGGGGCCTTTCTGATATGGCAAGTTATGTGATCACGGGACGCAACAAGTCGGGCGAGCCGGTGCTGTCGGTGACCATCGACGCAATAAGCCAGGAGCCGCCTGTCGTTGATGAGGTCGACGTCGTGAACGCCACCCGTGCGTTCATTGCTGGGACGGTTGGGGTGTTCTCGGTGGTGGCGCAGAAGTACGAGCAGGTCATCACCACGGTCTGACGCGCCGGTTTCTCAGGAAGTCCACACCGAGACCACTCAGCCAGATTGGCGAGACGAACCGTATCGTCTCCTATAGCGAGCAGGAACCCGCCGTCCGAGGAGCACCATGACGATCCGCCACATCACCGAGCAGCACGACCAGCCGTTCCGGCTCGGCCGACACGTGGAGCACGACGCGCGCTCCCTGGCCTACGCACACGGCGTCCTGCCCGAGTCGGCGATCAAGACCGTCGAGTGGCAGCGGCGGACCCCGATCCTCGATCAGGGGCAACTCGGCTCGTGCACGGGCAACGCCGGTACTGGCCTGCTGGGCACGGACTCTGCCGGCCGGACCGGGTGGACCTCGGTCACCATCACACCGGCCGCGGCCGCCGCGTCGCACGGCGCGTTCACGGAGGGGGTTCACCCGCTGGACGAGGCGTTCGCAATTTCGCTGTACGCGCTGGCCACCGTCCTCGACGGGGTGTCCGGCACGTATCCGCCGGACGACACGGGTTCCTCGGGGATCGGGGTGGCGAAGGCCCTGAAGGCGCTGGGGCTGGCGACCTCGTACACGCACGCGTTCTCGATGGCCGCGCTCAACTCGGCGCTCCAGTCCGGGCCGGTGATGATCGGGATCGAGTGGCTGAACTCGATGTTCGACACGGCCACCGACGGGCGGATCCTCGTGGACCGGTCGTCGGGTGTCGCGGGCGGCCACGAGATCGAGCTCAATCGGTACGACGCGGCGGCGGGCGAGTACTGGATCACCAACTCGTGGGGCACCGGCTGGGGCGCGAAGGGCTGCGGCTACTTCGCCACGGCGGATCTGGCGTGGCTCCTGTCGCAGCAGGGCGACGTCACCGTCCCCGCGTGGGCGACCGCTCCCACCCCGGCGCCCGTGGTCACGGTCGCCCAACTCGGCGCCGACATCCGCGCCCTGCTCACCAAGAACGGAGTCTGACCATGCCTGAACTGTGGATGCCTGGGGCGATACGCACGGACGTCGGCGGCCACGCCGCATGCGACACGCAGTACCCCGCGAAGGCCATCGGGCACATCACCTGGGACCGCAACGCGACCGCAGCAAAGCCGCAGGATCTCGTCCCCTTCGCCAACCTCAAGAGCTACTTCACCGGTGGCGGCGTCGGGATGGCCCCGCACATCCTGTGGAACCCGTTCTCGGGCGGGTTCGCACAGTTCTACCCGGCCAACTCCCGGTCGAAGAGCGTGGTCGACGTGGCCGGCGGGACGCGAACGAACCGCGCGGGAAAGGTCGTGATCCAGGTCGAAGCGCTGTTCTTCCCGTACTGCCGGGTCGACGGCAAGGTCTACGCGACGCTGGCCGACACCCCGTGCAAGGGGTGGCAGCAGCTACAGGACTGGGTCACCTCGTGGGGCGTCCCGCAGGCGTGGCCCATGGGGCACCCGACGGACTTCTCCCCGCACCGCAATGAGCACGTGTGGGAGACCGAAGGCGG